CGCCGTAGAGACTGTTGAGGTTAATCTTTTTAACCAGTTGTCGCTTGTCCCAGAATGAAATTTCTTTGGCATCTTTGGCCTCCTTCTTCCGAGCCTGTAGTTCTTGTCGTTCACGATACCAACGCTCTAACAAGCCAGGTATGATACCTTTCTTTTCGTAGGTAAAGATAGTTCCGTTGGCACTGAGTATCCAAGGTTGATTTGAATCAAACATCATGTGCCATATTTCAGCACCCGAATGCACGGTCTCCTCACCACTCTGCCAGTCTATGGTGATTTCTGTGCCACGCTCTTGATTCAACACTGAGGTATATTCTAAACTGGCAAACACGCCTTCCCATGCTGCCGCAAAACTTTGTCCCTTGGCCATGTTGTCTCGAATCAACCGGTCGGTCATTACAGGACGCAGTTGTCCTACAATGGTTTCCGGCCCCATGTTGAGCGCACGAATAGCCGAGGGATAGAGACTGTTGATGTCGACACTTCCAATCCATTCGTGGACGCCTTTTTTGGGATAAGCAACATAGGCACCTGCCGCCTGTGTGTCTTCGTCTGTGAGTCTTTGTTTTCGGTTGGGCACAACCATTCCACGTTCATGTGCTTCATTGATAATTGCCTGTTCAGTTACAGCCACCGCACCCATTGTGGTTTGCAGTAGCACGGTATTGGCGTGAGCCAATTCATTAGCCAATTCCAAGAAGCGTAACTTCTTGTCCATCTTGGCGATAAGCATAGTATCTTGACGATTATATTCAATAAACGTTCGGAAGTGTTGGTTGTATAAGGAGTCTAGTGTGCCTTCAAATTGTGTCTTGCGCTCACCCAGTTCGTATTCTGATATGGCATCCAAACTATATGAATGGCGCTCTTCATATGTGTACTTGCGATACAGTTGCATATAGTCCATATGCACACGACCAATCAAGTCATAAGTTTCATTCTCAGCACCAAAGCGTTCAAACATACGCTTCTTGGGCAGTTGATTCCACAAACAAAAACGTCGTGTGTCGTCTTTGCTTAATACTCGTGTGGCTCTGTTGATGGTGTAAGGAATGTCATAGCCTTCTGAGTTCCAACCTGTTAAAATGTCTGCATCTTCGATCAAGTCCAAGAATGTCTTGATCATTTCTGCTTCGTCTTCAAACAATATGGTGTTCTCAAAGTCAGCCACAAGATCTTGTGCTGTGAGCCAGGTCATGCTCCGGGGCGGCACAGCAAGTGTTACCAGTTGATCCAACCAGTCTAGGTAGACTGAAATCGCAGTAATGGGATTAAAAGGGTCTGATACAGGTGAGAAGCCGCGATCTTTATCAAACGCCACCTCAATGTCAAAAAACGCTGTGTGAAGTTCAGGCGCATCTTGGTCCTTGTAGTTTTCTTCAAGGCATCTAAAGATTGGATTGATGTCGCTTTCATACAGCGGCTTATGGCTGTGAACGCGGACTTCCTTGCGGAACTCCTTGTTGTTTCTTGTACTAAATCTTGCGACGGGTGTGCCATAGATACTTTGGAATTTACCTCGGGGATCATCATAGTAGAAAATATAGTTGGCTGGATACTCTCTATATACTCGTTCGCCATTGCGGCGTTCTACCACGTGAATGCGATCGTGCTCACGATCAAATAGTGCGTCAATATAACTCATCTGTCTCCATTTGTGGCTGGTTGGCCATGATTCATGCTCGTTAAGCGAGCGACTCTTTGTTACTTAGCATGTGATTGTGTTGCATCACAATAAACTTTATCTAACAGTTTCAAAAAATCCGACTGCCAACTCTGTGACCATGTTTTTAAAATATCTCTATTGTGTTGTGCTTTTTGTTTCCAGATATCTATTATAGCAGGTGTTGCTTGTAATTGCAACAATTTTTCAATTTCAGAGATCATAGCATCTTGTCGTTGAACATATGATTGTTCTGTATCAAAAGCATCATAACTGTGATCTACAAAGTCATCAAAAACATCAAAGCCCATGTTTCTCAATCGATCAACTGATCCAGTGGCACCAAATAGTACCCAAGGTCTTGGTAACTGTAGCACACGCATGGTTTTTTCACTGAAACAAACTGAATCTGGGCGTTCGTAATAGGGTTCTACAACTATGCTAAATTTTGTTTCTAGCACTCTTTCAAATTGATTGTGTATATCTATAAAGTTTTTGTAAGGCACAATTTTTTCTATAGACGAATATAGATAGTCATAACTGTTTAATAAAGTTTTGTGGTAGTGATCAAATACCTCTTTAGATGTTTCAGCAGGATACCAAAGTCCTGGGCGCAAATTAATATTAAACGATACATGTCCAAGATCTAACCAACCACGATCGTACAAAATATAAAACCAATTTTGCCGAGCGACGTCGGCACGGTGCAAGAAACAATTATAATCTTGAACAATTTCACAATCCTGATTCAAATTGTCTACATAGTAGGTACCATAGAAAGATTTAGGAATAGTATGCACTGTGCAATTTTCCGGAACGGTAAATCCTGACTGCTCAGAAATTACATACACATGCCTGTACTGTTTGCACAGTTTTTGTATGTTCTGAATAGGGACTGCATCAACAAGATATCCTTGAATGATTAAATCCGGCTGTGTTAGTTTTAATCTACGGTCAAGATCTTTTATCTGTTTATTACAGTAGTTTTCAGCACTTCTCCATTGTGTATTCCAGGTGTGATCATCCATTAGCCGTTACCTTGGATAAGAAGTTTTATCAATCCAGTTGAATCAATGATACTCAAGATCAAGTAGTTGCCCAGGATACCAAAACTGCCGCGTGTGTAGGCACACCAGGCCATGATCAAGCATCCTGTGATGAATGCCGCATACAGAGGAATGAATGGCAAGTTGGGAACAGTAATGGCATAGGTCACGCTACAACCAATCGAGATAGCCCAGCCTAACATTTCCAAGCAGAAGCGAAAGGGATATTCGCGGTAGTCGGCTCGAACATAGTCCGCAACTGAACTGCGCCATTCTCGAAAGGTTTGACTCAAAGTGTCTTGCCCACAGTCTCTAATATCTGATTTAATTCGTCATGATCTCGATTGGTCTCGCCCAGTTTGGCCTTGTGAGCAATCTTGATTGCTTTCTTTAAGGTAGCAGGTTTGATTTCCAATTCTTCAGCAATGGCCTTGATGGTGTCATTGAGGCCTTCGTTTAGAGTGTCAACTTCGTGTAGCACTTGCATGCCTTCGTTGATCAGTTGTGTGAGTTTGGCTTTGGCTTCGCCGTTGAAAGTTCTATCGTATCCACTACTCATATAAATTCCTTTAAAACTAAATTGTACACATTATTGCAGATAAATGCAAATCATTTGGTAAATAAAAGTGCCGATCGCGATGCTACCAACATCCACCGGCTCTAATGCTTTAAAGGAGCAATCAGCAAATGTATTTACACTTCTATGTCTATGCCTATCTAAGAAAAGATGGCACACCTTACTATATCGGTAAAGGTAAAGATCGTCGTGCTTGGAAACACAATAAAACAGAACAATTTATAACCCCTCTGGACAAATCACGTATTGTGATTCTTGAAAAAAATTTGTCTGAAGTTGGCGCATTGGCCTTAGAAAGAAGAATGATTCTTTGGTACGGACGTAAAGATTTAGGAACAGGAATCTTACGAAACAAAACCGATGGTGGCAACGGCATATCGGGTTTGAAACAAAGTGATGCTCATATTGAAAAGAGAATATCAAAGATTAGAGGAAAATCTGCATGGAACAAAGGTATTCCACACAAAGAAGAAACTTTACAAAAAATGCGTAAACCTCGATCTGCTGAGCAGATTGCTAGTATTTCAAAAGGAAAAATTGGAAAGCCACATCCTATTTCAAAATCAACTTGTCCGCACTGTGGAAAAACTGGAGGTAACAACAATATGAAACGTTACCATTATAATAATTGCAAGAAAAATGCTCACTTTGTGGATCACGGTAGCGAATCGCTTTCCACGCCCAGCACCCGGGCACCCTCGCAACTAGTGCGGTCCTAAGGGTGTTCTTATGATTGGATGATTTGTTTCAACAACGCCAGACGGCTTTCACGCACAGGTGCTTTTGGCGGCTGTTGCTTGGCTTTTTCTTGAGCCCGGGCTTTTTCGCCCACACGCCGGACCATGGCTTGATATTCTGGACCATAGTCGGCTTCTTTAGGTGGAACATAGTCGTCCTTGGCTTCCGTCATGCCTTGCTCTTTTAAACTTTGTAAATGCTGTGCTAATGATCTGTCACCAATACCACTGGCATTATTATGTGTCCACTCACGTTCAACTGCGGTATCTCCGCTCCTACTAGTCACTGGAGAACTAAGAGAAATACGACCATGTTTTGGATGCGTCATTGATGCTCCGTACTCACCTTGGTTGTATGCCCAGCCATATTGTTTTGCCAACTCGGCAGACTCGGTCCGAACACCTTCCGCCACACCTTGCTCTTGAGGTTGAGGTTTTTTGAACACACTATATATTTTTTGTGTATCAATACCTTTTATACCATTGGCTTGTAATACATTTGCCACAAATGTCCCACAATTTTCTGCTCCTACTGAGTTAGTTGTAGGAACCGATACTGGTTTTGATAACGATACAATTTTGATATTTTGTTTAGGAAACTCTGGATCATCGGTCACATCGTTAGTGACATATACATCATTGCCTTTATGCCCACTCATTTGAATTTGTTTTCCATCTTGAGTTATAAAACCCACATGGTCATAACTCCAGCCTTTAGGTGTTTTATTACTACGAGCAAAGAATATTTTTTGTGCTGTTGTATTATTGTTCTCCGAGCCTTCCGCCACACCTTGTTCAATCACATCAACGCCAGGTTTAGTTTGCGGACTCAACATGCGTGTGATCTCGCTGGCTTTGTTTTGAATGATTTGCTTGCCAACTTCGACATTCCGTGGAGTGAGTCCACTGGCTACCTTGGCAATTTTATCAACTACAGGAAGCACTGGGCTTGGCCGGGAACCAAAGATTCCTTCATCCGTTTGCTTTTCAAACACTTGAGGTAAGTTAAAAAATTCGTTCAGTATCATTTGGCTTCTTCCACGTAGTCTGCACTGGAGTCAGGCTTGGCCGGACGTCTAGCACGATATAGATTCACTGCCATCTCGGCTTCATCTAATTCTCGAAACTTACTAGGCATGCTTCGAGCGCCTGAGTGAATGGTAAATCCTCTGCGTTGGTCACCGTGTATTTCCAATACGGAACCATCTTCAAGTGGAATAGTTTTTATAGGTGAACTAGCAGGTTCAGGAAGGGTACTAACTTGACCTTGTCCTGGACGCATCTCATCTACTTCTTGATCTTCTTCTTGAGTGTCAGGGTCTGTAGGATCATCGTCTTCGATATCCCGTACTGCTTTGTCTTTGAGATCTTGATCTACTCGGACTTTGTCTGCCAGTTGATCTAAATAGTGTGTTAGGTCTTTCTTGACCTTGCTGATCATGTCTTCTTCAATCTCGGCCATGGTCTCTGCTAAGGGCATTTGGCCCACTTCTACATCATCACCAAACATGTAGCCAGCCGGGCTTGCTTTCCGGTTGGGATCGCCGCCCAGCACAGCGCCTTGCTTGGGCATTTTGAACAGGGCCGGCATCTGTGGCACTGATTTCTGTTGTGCGTTCAAGCCTTTCCGGACTGTGGCGGGGGTAATCTTGCCCTCAATCAAGTCCAAGCGATGGAGGATGCTGTAGATGTCGTCGCTCATGCTCGTTCAACTTTCAAGTAACTGGTCAGTTGCCAACGATATTTGCCATGAGCACTAAGTCGTTCTGCGATAAAGTTAGCAATACCTTGTTCGTTGACGTCATTGGCTTCTGCAAAGCAACGATTCAACAAATCCAGCATCTGATCATTGTTGGCCTTGAGTTCTTCCAACATGAGTCGAGCACGAGGAATCTTTGTTTGTCCTGAGATCTCTGTGAGTTCACTGAAACGTTCAAGACTTGCAGGCGAGTATTCACCTAGGTAGCGGATGTATTCTGCTGTGGGATCAATGGCTGAGTAAGCATCTTCATATATCTCTTGAAAGAAACCGTGGAGTTCGCTGAAGTCTGGTCCTTCTACGTTCCAGTGAAAGCCCTGGGCTTTCAAGTAGTAAGCAAAGTTAGTTGCCAATAGAGTTTTTAAACTGTCCGCGAGCATTTTTATTCCTTTTGTATTCCTTGGGCGTGTTAGGCGTTAGGTCCGTAGTATATTTACCACTTAACATGCTTCCGCCATTTCTTGCCACCATGCCCAATGGCTGGGCAATAGTGGCTATACTGCCACTGCTAGAGGTGGTTGCAGCCACATTTTCCAAGATTTCACGTGCTCGCATGGGGGTATATCCTTAACATAGTATTCTTTATTCTTGCACCTGGCGGGCCTTGTTCCACACGCAGGTTTTTGACTGTTAATTGGGCTTGACTGGGTTCAACTAGTTCATAGCGTATGTCGTACTTGCCTGGTTCAGCGTACACAGGAATCAACTCTTCCAAATACTGTTGTTGCCAAATGTACGTGCGTTCTGCGAACAGTTCGTTGCCTACATATAATCTATAAACAGGGGGTTGGTCCTGCCAGTCACAGTAGACATCACACTTGACCATGACATGTTCTCGGCTCATTTCTTACTCTTGTTGCCCCAGTTGGCAGCACCTTTTTTACGACATTGCACTAGAGCACCTGACGCATAGGCTGATGGCCATACCTTGTATCTGCTTTTGACTTTGTAGTAGCAGGCATCTTGCTTTTCCGTGATCATGAGTTCACTGAACATGGGTCCTCCACATTCGGGGCACTGTTGTTCTGTGGCTTTTTGCTTGAGGCCTTGCACCCGAGTTGTGTGTTCGGGATCTGGAGCAGGTGCGGTATCTGCTGATGGCAAGAACTTCTCTATTGATTGCTTGGTTAGTGGACCCAACACACCATCCACATCCAAATTGGCATTGAATTTTTTATTCAGCATCTGTTGTATTCTGCGGATTTCATCTGAATTTTTTCGGCCCACAGTTTCTTCAACAAACTCTTGTATAGTATCTTCTGAAGTTTTTTTGTTCTTCACACAGTTAGGATATCTTTTGCCAAACATGGTTTTCATACCATCTTTATGATAACCTTTCCAGCAGGCTTCTTCAATTTGATCTTCTGTTGTGGGACGTTTCCACGCACGGGCCGGAACGTTCAGAGTTTTTTCTAAATGTTTTAGTGAAGCATTTGTCAACAAGTCTGTGCTGTCTCTGCCGGGTTGATAATACCACTTGCCTTTTTGACTTTGTTTCAATCCCATGATTTTTAAATCAAGTTTATCAAAACTGCGACCACCTCGCTCTACGTCAAAGAAGTAGAGTGTGTCTGCAGGATTGGCTGATTCTGCAACACCCGGCTTGGCAGGTGGGTAATATTTTACATCCACCACTTTGGTGCCGGAACCATCGCTATTCATTCTAAAATTGTATTCAATCCAATTGCCAGGATTGTGAGCAATAAAATAACTAATTACTTCAGGATCCCGTCTTATTTTTTCGGCCAACGGGCCTAATACACTCATCATTCGTTCTTGTATCTCACTTTCACCCGGTTTGGTCACAGCCTGTTTTCCTGATTTGATTGTGTTCCAATTCTTTTCGGCAAATTCAGGATTGTACCAACGTTGAACCATTTTCGGGTCACTCAATAACGGATCGTTGAGATATTTTCGAACTCCTGGTCCAAGATACTTCAACATTACCTGTTTGCGATCTTGAATTCTTAATGGATCATTTTTGTTGGGCATTTGGTCGCTAACTAATCCAGCAATGTTGGTGATTATAACTGCTTCATCTATACCGCCATCACCCTTTGAGAAACTGTTGGGGTCAACTTGTATTTGGGTAACTGCACCACCTTTGCCTTGGCCGGCCAGGGCCTGTTGCACAAAACTGGTTGCTTTGTTACCGTCGGGACTCATATAAGTTCCAATGTTGGCCGCCGATCCTTCTTTTCTCTGTATAGGATAAGGTTTGCCAATACTTGATTTCAGTTGATTCAATCTTTCTTGTGAAAGTATTGGCTCACCTCTAAAAAATGTCACAGCGTTAGACGTGGCCGCTTCTGTAAAGAAATCACGCAGTATCATGACTTGACCTTTCTGGTAGGCACATTGATGGCTGAGCCCGAGCGTTCAGGATTAGGATCTTGTCTGCGTTTGCGACTTGCGGCCGACGCACGACCTTTCTTGCCTAGGGAGTGTGCTTTGGCGGCTGGCAAGCACTTGGGTTTGCCTTCTGAATCTGATCCTCTAGCACAGTCACCACGGATCTTGCCGTCAGGGCCAAATCGCACCCATTTTTCTTTGAACCACTTGCGTAGGTTTTCGTTCATGAATTCTTCTGCTCTCATATGCTTACTTAGCCCTGCCCACGCTCATCTTATTCTGTGCAGTAGATAAACTGTGGTGTCGGCCATGTCACTGCGATCCAATCTATAACCCCAGGCTTGAGCATAGCGTTGTACCAGTCGGTCGTAGAGGTTGCTTCGGCTCATGGGTTTTTGTCCGGGTTCAACATCTTTGTCGGCTGTGAAACGCAGGGTTTCGGGTTCGGCCATTTCTATGAATTGACCAATGGCTGTTAGTACTGTGGCAAACACACGCTGTTGATCACCGGCTCCGGTAATGCCAAGACTGCGGTCACGCCAAAATTCAACCACCCAATCTTCATTGCCGTCTACTGTAGAATCGGTGTAGAAATTGATTTCTAGGTGGCCGCCATCTGGTAGTTTTACATAGGCATCATATTTGGGATCCTGATCAGCACCGGGGTCGTCATGATTGTTGTCCCACCTGAAAGCATAAGGTTGGTCAAAGGCTTCTGTAATGATGTCGGTGACTTTCATTTCTTCCGAGCCTTTGCACGACCGGCTTTCATGTTTGCGAGCCAATGTGCCATGCGTTGCTTTTCACCTGAACTATGTTTGGCAACATTTCTTAAAGTACTGACGCTGGCCTTGGTGTTGACACCTGATCGCTTGGCAAGTCCCTTGCGTCCAGGATTTCGACCATCAGCAAAGTTTTCCGCCATGTTTTGTGCGGGTGTATCTAGATTGAACAGTTGGCTATACTTTCTTGCCGCATCAGGATCCTTCATAATCTCAGGTTCCGCCTCGGGCCAACGACCGTGGATTATATTTTTAGCATATTTTAATGCCACTGCGGGTTTCTTCATTATGACAGGTTCCGCCTCGGGCCAACGACCTTTGATTGTAGCCAGGGCATAGAGATACGCCCGCTCGGGATTTTTCTTTATAGTGGCAACATCAGCAACGGCAGGTCCGGCAACCTTGGGCTCAGAATTCTTTTTACGCCAATCGTCATCGCCATAATGTTGTTTACTGGTGTATACAATTTCTTGTTTGTTTGCTTTGGTATAGGCAGGCACAGACTTCATCCACACTTCGTGCTCTACTTCATATCTACTCATGTGGTCTGGCTCGACTATGTCTTCATACATGCCAGTAAAGTCCAACAAAAAGTCTGCAGGGTCAAATGGTTTGCGTATGATCACCCAGTCTTGTGTTGTTTCCAAACTCTGAATAAATGTAATTGCGCCTGTCATCTCTGTGGCAAATGCAACAACTGGACCTTGAGCCTTGATTGAGTTTATTTCTCGGTCTCTGGGAACTATAGCACGATACAACCACTGCACATTTGGTGGTTGTTTGTATGACTCTGCCTCGGGACTGGACAGTATGGTTTGTATAGTTTGACTATCATAATCCATCATCATCCACGATTCTAATGCTTCAACAAGGGGATCTTCTTCATCATCCCAGTTAGCACCTTCCGCCAATGGCTCATCATCTGCCACAAGTCTATAGCCTAGTTTACTAGCAATGTGCGTCCATGCATCTGGATTCCAGTTGTCAGTACTCAAAAACAACGCAGGTCGTGTTCCTGGATTGGCGGCCAACAGTTGTTCTGTTGTTTGCTTGATAGTGGGAACCAGCACTCCCTGAAACGATTCTGTAAACGCATCGTCTAGTCCAACACCAATATATCCGCTGTCCATGACTTCAGTACCCATTACACTCAGGGCTTCATCGTCTCCCTCGTTGTGGTATGCTGTCACACGGTCGTTTAATAGTTTGACAGTGGCATCAGGATATCGTTGTTTTAAATTTCGTGCTAGGTTCTTCAAGAACAAGTTTTGTCCCATCAGTTTGAAATCACCCGGCAGTTGGGTATCTTCCGCCACACCTTGATTCTTGGACCAAAGCAGGCGTCCTTCTTCTTGTGCTATGCGGTGTATGTTAGTTCCTGCCTTGGTGGGCTGTATGTCATAGTTGTCAAAATGTGAGGATAGTTTTTGCAGTATTCTCACTACACCAAAATACTTGTCACCTACTAGGTCGTCGGGTACTACTACCAATATATCAGTGTCGCTGTCGTTCCGATGCTGACCTATAGCACGACTGCCATGGAACCATATTTCTTGTGCTAAGGGCATGACTTTGAGTATAGCATCAACCACTGGCTTTCCGGGTTGTTTGTTCTCCGCCACACCTTGCTCTTCATTCATGATCCAGGTGTCAGGAATTTGCTTATACTTGTCCACCCACATGTCATGCAATTTCTGCCCACTGATACTGTGGCTACGAGCAATGCGTGTCATGATCTTGTCAATGATATCATACACTTGATCATCTGTGGCTGATTGCAACTGATCACGCTTGGCCAGCAATGCTGATTTTAATTCCGCCACAGCACGACCATCCCGGCTGTGGTCCATGTTTTCCGCTATATCTTTAACTGGTACATAGGCTGGTATTGTAGCAAGGCCTTGTTGTTGTGCGGCAGTGGCACGATGATTACCGTCAATGATCCAACCTGAAGGATCAGCCACAATAGGCTTTCGGGCTATGTCCTGTGGGCTAATGCTGTCAACATAATCCAAATCTATATGGATATTTGTTCCTAAAGGATTTTTGATTTCAGGATCAGGATTGATTTTTAATTTAGATAATGGTACTTGAGTCAACTGCCAGCGAGGATATCGAGTGATCAAATCGTCCATATAGAAGTGCCCATCACCCTGTATGTTCTTAACATAG